AAACTAGCAGAAGAAACAAAAGTAGAGTTAGCAACGCAAAAGGTTGAATTGGCAATTGGTGATGAATTGAGAGCTTTAGCATCAAAAACAGATACGTTTTCCAAAAAATTAAACAAAGAGTTAGATGATGCACTTGGTGATATTAGAAGAATAGAAAAAATAGCTTCTAATATGCAAACAGAGATTGTTGGTTTTAAAGAATTTAAAGATACTTTAATGAGTATGGAAGCACAATATGCTAAAGATAAACAAAAATTGCAATCTGCTGAACAAGAATTAGGGGTTAAAATTGATAGACCAAAAGCATTAGATGTAGCAGTTAGAGAGTTAGAAACGTTTCAAAAACTTGAAAGTGAATATAGGTCTGATATAAACGAATTCAATAAATTAGTAAGAAAATATACATAAATTAAAAAGATTGATTAAATTTTAAGTAATAAATATCAATCATATTTTTATGTTCTTTAATTTCATTTTGCCAATTATCAATAGCTAATTGTCTTGTTTCAAAAGCTGGTGTATTCCCTAAAGATAACATTTCTTTTTCTGCTTTTTTAATAGCTTTTAGTTTTGATTCAATTTGTTGAATATCGTATTTTAACTGACTAATTATTGATTCCATTTATTAAGTTTTAATTTTAAAGCAAATATATCATAAAAACTGAAAATACAAAATTTTAACTACATTTTATTATATAAATATGAACACAGACAGAACATTACTAAACAAAGCAAGAGTTTTACTTGGATTAGAAGTAAAGCTAGAGCAAATGAAACTACATAATGGTGCTATCTTAGAAGCTGAAGTATTTGAAGCTGGTGCAGAAGTATTCGTTGTTGCAGACGATGAAAGAGTTGCAGTACCAGTTGGAGAGTACGAAGCAGAAGGTAAAACTATTGTAGTTTCAGAAGAAGGTATCATTGGAGAAGTGAAAGAAGCAAGTGCTGAAGAAGAAGCACCAGCAGAAACAGAAGCAGAAGAAGTTGAAGAAGAAGAATTATCAACTGAAACTGCATCTCCAAAGAAGATAGTTAAATCAATATCAGAAGAAATGTTCTTCTCAGAGATTGAAAAACTAAGAACTGAAATCAACGAACTAAAATTATCTAAAACAGAAGTTGTTGCAGAAGAAGTACAAGTTGAATTATCAGAAGAAGTAAAGGAAGAAAAAGTAGAATTATCTGCTGAAGAAGTTGAAGGAATTACACATACTCCAGAAAACTTATCTAACAAAAAAGAATTAAACCTTTATTCTCAAAAAGGGAATAAAAACACAACAAGAAATAGAATATTTAACAAATTAAACAAATAAAAAATGAGTTTATCAATTACATCAACGTATGCTGGAGAGTTTGCTGGAAAATATGTTTCAGCTGCTTTATTGTCTGGTAATACAATTGCTAACAACTTAATTGAGGTTAAGCCAAACGTAAAATTTAAAGAAGTATTAAAAAGAGTAGATTTATCTGGTGCTATTGCAAATGCATCTTGTGATTTTACAGATGCTGGAACTGTTACTTTAACAGAGAAAATCATTCAACCAAAAGAATTACAAATTAACTTAGAGTTATGTAAAACTCCATTTGTATCAGATTGGGAGGCTATTTCTATGGGATATTCTGCACACGATAATTTACCAGCTAACTTTTCTGATTACTTTATCGGATTAATGTCTGAATCAATTGCAGAGCAAACTGAAAAAGATATCTGGGCTGGTGTAGCTGGTGCTGGAACTTTTGATGGTTTCAAAACTTTATTAAATGCTGATGCTGGACATACTGGAGCAAAGAAAATTGCTGGAGCAGCAGTAGATTCTGCAAACGTAGTAGAGAAATTAGGAGATATAGTAGATGCTATTCCAAGTGAAGTATATGGAAAAGAAGATTTATATATCTATGTTGCACAAAACATCTTTAGAGCATACAAAAGAGCTTTAGGAGGATTCCAAACTGCTGGATTAGGTCACAACCAAGATATGGACATCCAATATTTTGATGGTGTAAAAGTTGTAGCTTGTAACGGACTTTCTGATAACAATGCAATTGCAGCACAAAAATCTAACTTATTCTTTGGAACTGGACTTTTATCAGACCATAATGAAATCAAGGTTTTAGATATGGCAGATATTGACGGAAGTAAAAATGTGAGATTTATCGCACGATATTCAGCTGGCGTACAATATGCGGTAGTTGAGGACATAGTTTCTTTTGGATTAGGACTATAATCTAATAACAAACAATAGTAATGAGGGTAGGTGGTTAATCTGCTTACCCTTTTTTAATAACTTTAAAACATAAAACACAATGGCTTGTTTACTTACATCTGGTAGAGCTTTACCTTGTAAAAGTAGTGTTGGTGGCTTAAAAGCAGTTTATTTCGCAGATTATGGTACGTTGGGAACAACTACAATAGCATCTGGAGAGATTACTGCAATAAGTGGAACACCAGACTTCTTTAAATTTGATATCAAAGGTAATTCTTCACTAGAAACCACAATTAATAGTTCAAGAGAAAACGGAACTACATTTTACACACAAACTTTAAATTTAACTTTACCAGTTTTAGATAAAGCTACACAAGAAGAAATAAAATTATTAGCTACTGCAAGACCTCACGTTGCAATAGAAGATTATAATGGTAATTTCTTTATGGTAGGTTTAGAACACGGAGCAGAGGTAACTGGAGGTACAATTGTATCTGGTGCTGCAATGGGAGATTTAAGTGGATTTACTTTAACCTTAGAAGGTCAAGAAACTGATCCAGCATTCTTTGTAACATCAACTGTTATTACTGATAACGAAAGTTCAGCACAAATAGACCCTAACGCATAGGTTTTTTTAATTTTTTTCATTTGAAAGGGGTAGTCTTAATTGATTACCCTTTTTTTTTAATACAATAAATAAAAATACAAACTTTTAGTATTATATATATATGAAACATTTGTTACCTACATCTGATGCACAAACAATAAAGATTATACCAAGAGTATATTCAACAAGTGTTACAATAAAGTTAAGAGATGATAGTACAAACGATGAAGTGACAATTTTACCATCTGCTATAATAAATAAAAATTATGTTGAGTTGTCAAATGTCTATACATTAAGTGAAGTACCTAGTTTACTATCAACTTTACAAGCAAGAGCAGACTATTACGAGAATGTAACTTGTACAACAGCAACATTAACCACAATGGCAGATAATTTAATTGAAGGTAGGTTTTATGATTTAAAAGTTTATAATGGTCAAGGCTCAATAACAGAAGCAGATATTATTTACAGAGATAAAATATTTTGTACTGCACAATCAACAAGCCAATCTAATAACGAACACTATACAATAAACAAAGATGTGTACAAAGAAAAGAGTGGTAATAACGATTTTATAATACTATGAGTAAACGTATAAATAAATACAGAAAAACAACACCATCAAAAGCATCTAGCTCAAAAGTTAGTTTTGTTAATTTATCATCTTACACATCTCCAGAGATTGTAGAAACAAAGAACAAAGAATGGGTTGAATTTGGTGCTGACAACAATTATTTTCAGTTCTTAATTGACAGAGCAAACGGAAGTGCTACATCAAGTGCTTGTATTACTGGTATATCTCAAATGATATATGGTAAAGGTTTAGATGCAACAGATAGTGCAAAAAGACCAGAGCAATATGCAAGAATGATATCTTTATTTAAAAAAGATGATGTAAGACGTTTTGCATACGATTTAAAGCTAACTGGACAATGTGCAATACAAGTAATATATTCAAAAGATAAAAAGTCTATTGCTAAAGTAGAACATTTACCAATTGAGACTTTAAGAGCAGAGAAATGTGGAGCAGAAGATAAACAAGTACAAGCATATTACTACCATCCAGATTGGGTTAATATAAAGCCATCTGAGAAGCCTTTAAGAATACCAGCCTTTGGTATTTCAAGTACACCACAACCAATTGAGATTTTATATGTTAAGCCTTATGAAGCTGGTATGTATTACTATTCTACTCCAGACTATCAAGGTGGGTTACAATATGCAGAGTTAGAAGAAGAAGTATCTAACTATCATTTAAACAACATAATGAACGGACTTGCTCCATCAATGTTAATTAATTTTAATAATGGAGTACCAGACGAAGAAAAACAAACCTTAGTTGAAAATAAAATAAAAGCTAAGTTTAGTGGAAGCAGTAATGCTGGTAAATTTATACTTGCTTTTAACGATGATAAAGAATCAGCAGCAGATATAAATCCAGTACAATTATCAGATGCACACAACCAATATCAATTTTTATCAGAAGAATCACAAAAGAAGATAATGATATCACACAGAATTGTATCTCCTATGTTATTAGGTATAAAAGATTCAACTGGTTTTGGTAACAATGCAGAAGAATTAGAAACTGCATCTATTTTAATGCACAACACAGTTATAGTGCCTTTTCAAGAACTTTTAACTGATGCATTTGATAAAATACTTGCTTTTAATAATATTGCCTTAAATCTATATTTTAAGACGTTACAACCATTACAATTCTTAGATTTAGATAATGTAAAAGACGAAGAAACAAGAGAAGAAGAAACTGGTGTTAAGATGTCAAAGGTATTTTCTGATTTAGAACAACTAGGAGAAGAAGAAGATTTAGAGAATTGGGAATT